AGGTGCTGAAAGTAACCCATTCATGAAGTCTTTAGATTACGGTAAGAAGGTCTTAGAGGGCCTTGTGGATGACCAACGTGTCTTCACACTAGCTTATCAGATTGAGGAGAATGATGATTGGAACGACCCTACTATTTGGATCAAGTCAAACCCTAACCTTGGCCTAAGTGTTTCCCTTGAGTTCCTCATGGAAGAAATGAAGGAAGCTGAGAACATCCCTAGTAAGGCTGTTAACTTCAAGGTCAAGTATTGTAACCAGTTCCTTAGTACAGCAGACGCTTGGATGGACGTATCCTTATGGAACGCCTGTGCAGTCGCTAAGCTGCCCACTGATGGCCTTCCTATCTACGTTGGCATGGACTTAGGCGCTACATCAGACTTAACCTCTGTTGCCCTTCTCTGGGCCTCTGAGGGGCAATACTATGTTGACTTCCAGGCATGGGTTCCAGAGGAAGCTTTTAAGTCTGCACCAAAGCACGTCAGGTCTGTTTATGACATGGCTGCTGAAAGTGGGAAACTAATTGTCACTGAAGGTAACGTAGCTGACCATGATGCTGTCTATGACTATCTGTTAAAACTAGCAGAGCGTGAGCAAGTCAAAGAGATTGCTTTCGATAGTTGGTCTGCTGTTCACCTGACTTCTAGGCTTACTGAAGCTGGCTTGCCTATGGTTCGCTATGACCAGTCCATGAAGTCTATGTCCCCAGCATCTAAGGAAGCTGAAATCGTTATCCGTAATAGGGCCATAAGCCACTTAGGAGACCCTTTCTTTGCTTGGTGTTTCAATAATGCAGAGGTCTACACTGATGCTAACGAGAACATTAAGGTTAGAAAAGGCCCTGACCATGCGCTAAAGATTGACCCTGTTGTTGCAATGATTATGGCTATTGGTCGTGCAATACTACAACAAGAGAAGACCAAGAAGTTTTCATTCTACATGGATTAACCAAAAGGAGGCTTGCAATGGTTTTACCATTTGATCCAGACCACAGACTTATTCACTCAGACTTTAACTTAGCCCTAGCAGAAAAAGAAATCTTTGAGCTGTACAACAAACGTGTCTCAATATGGGACAAAGCTAAAACCCTTGTGCGGTTCGGTGTTAACCCTGATGTTAATGGTGTGGAGGAAACTGTCTGGGACATTGGTGGGATTGAGACTTACGCCACAGGAAACACCATTGATACTATTAGCTCTACAAACGTAAATGATACTGAGAATGTAAGAATTGAGTGCCACACAGTTGTTGGGACTGGTGTGGATGCTAAGTTTACTTTTATCGTGCAAACCGTTACGCTTAATGGCCAAAACAAGGTATTGTTACCAACACCAGTTGCCCGTGTCTCTTACATGGAAAACGCTAATAGTTTCCCACTGTCTGGAGATGTGTTTGTCTATCAGGACACTGCTATTGTAGGTGGCGCACCTACAGATTTAACAAAGGCACATTGTAAGATACGAGGCACTGAAGGTATCGACCAATCACAAAAATGCTCAACAACTCTTAGTGATACCGACTTTTTTATCATCACTTCAGTTTCAACAGGGCTTGAAAAAGGATCAGGGGTTGATGTTTCTGCTGATGTGCAATTTGAAGTAAAAGAGGCTGGCCTTGTTTTCAAACACCGTAAAGTCTTTTCAGCGGCAAAAGGTTCTGTGCATATTCCCATCACCCCATACCTGATAGTTCCAAGAAACTCTGATGTGCGTGTCAACTGTGCTACAAACTCTAATAATGTGGGAGTGACAGCATCTTTCAGCGGCTACCTAGCAACTGTATTAACATAAAGGAGGCATAACATGCCATCTCTCTTAGACTGGCTTATGCCTTCAACTGTCAAAGATGACGTTCCAACAACAAACAGCAACTTCACCTTCGCTATTGCAGCTAACCCCAACAGTGCAGTTGAAGTGACCCCAGAGAACGCTATGACTAACGCTACGGTGTTTACGTGTCTTAGTGTCCTTGGGACTGCTGTATCACAACTACCAGTAGCTGTAATGAAAGAGGGCGATAAGTCCTTCTCACCAGTGAAGCACTACGTCAACGACTTGCTCAAGAAGCCTAACGCTTCTCAAAGTCAATATGAGTTCCTCTACGGTATCGTGGTGGACCTTATGCTCTACGGCAACTGCTACATCCAGAAGATCACTACAAGCTCTGGTAAGGTCGTTGAGTTGATCCCACTGCCAGCCAATGAGGTTGAAACTGTTTTGTCTATCTCAGGCAAGCGGACATTCATTCTCAACAAGAAGGTCTATAGTGAGAAGGAAGTTATTCACCTTCGTGACTTTGTGGGCCAAGAGGCTCAAGGTCTTTCTCGTGTTAAGCAGTGTGCACGTCTGGTAGCTATCGACAATGCAATTGATGTTCTTATCGCTGACACATTCGTCAACGGCACTAGCGCCTCTGGCATCGTTAGTTTCCCTGATGATGTTGAACCTGCTACAGCCCAAGCCTTTACTGATGCTTGGTCACGTAAGTTCGGCAAAGGTGGGACTACTCGTGGCTCTGTAGCTGTCATTGGTGGTGGGGCAACCTTCCAACAACTGACACCTCTAAGCCCTGCTGATGGTGACATCCAGTCCCTGAAGGAACAGACCACAGCCCGCATTGGTGCTGTCTTCCGTATCCCTTCGCACATGCTGGAAATCTTCAGCGGTGCTAAGTATAGTAACGTGCAGGTTCGTAACACAGCTTTCTATCGTGATAGTATTGCTCCACTAACCACCCTGATTGAACAGAAGTTAACTTTTGGTCTTCTTGGTGACAGTGGTTTAACTATCCGTTTTGATAGCTCTGACTTGCTTCGTGGTGACTTGCAGCAAGCTACATCTGTGGCTGTTGATGCTGTAGGCGCTGGGCTACTCAGTGTTGATGAGGCTCGTGCTCTTATGGGCTATAGTCCTATGGCTGAAGAAGATAAACCAGTAGCACCAACCCCACAGGAGGCACCAAATGTCTTGGACAATCAAACGCCCTAACGGCATCACCTACTCACGTAAGAACCTTGATGGCCTAGAGGCTGCTTATGGTTCAAACAAAGAGGGGCTAGAGAAACAAGGCTGGACTTTTAGTAAGCCAAAGGCCCTAAAGAATAAGGATACTACTAATGCAGATGATTAATAAATCAATTCCACTTCGTGTGGAGACTAAGGACAACTCCCCAGTTGGTACAATTTCAGCTTACCTGACAACATTTGGTAACTCTGATGTAGTGCAGGACATTATGGCTAAAGGGTCGCTTGACCGCTTTATCGCTAAGTTCAACCCTATGGCTAAGAAGCTACCAATGTTCTATGAGCATGACCACACAGCTATTATTGGTGAGTGGACAAACCTGAAGTCTGATGAGCATGGTGTAGTTGGTGAAGGTGTCTTGTACACTGAGACTACTAAAGGCTCTGATGTTTACAAGCTTATGAAACGTGATGCTGTTAGTTCAGTGTCCATTGGTTTCAAGAGTTCTGACTTTGAGAAGAATGACGCAGGTGGCCGCACGTTCAACGAGATTGAACTTGTAGAGACATCAGTGGTCCTTAACCCTGCTAATGACCGAGCACAGATTATGTCTGTAAAGTCTGATGATGGTTTTATTGAAACATCAGCCTTGAAGAAGCACCTGATTGAAGGTGGTTTAACCAAGTCTGAATGTGAAGCATTATTCCTTAGTGGCTGGCGTGGTCTAAAGCACCTACGCTCTGAAGGCCTAAAGGAAGAAGATTTAGCTAAAGCACTGTCTAGCTTTAAGCTCTAACCAGTTTGGGGCGGAATGCTCTAATACACGACCAACCCAAAACCCTTACGACAAGACACTCAGTGGAATACTGAATTATTGTTGACCACAATGTCCCAGAAAGGACGCACCATGACTGACCAAGTAAACGAAGCACTTGAAGCAATCAAAGCCCAAGTGAACGACAAGTTCGACACATTGGCTCTCAAGTCTGACTTGGCTGATGCTAAGACACTTGCAGAAACTAAAGCAGATGCAGCAGAAGTAGAAGCCATCAAAGGCGCTATGGAAAAGCTGGAAGCTAAGTTTGACGCAATGCCAGCCCCAGCACTTATTAAAGCAACTCAGAAGGAAATCCAAGCAATGAACTCAGTATCTGAAGGCTTCACAAAGTCATTTGAAGCAACTGGCAAAAACCACTTTGACGTTGAGATCAAAGCTATCACTGAAGGCCGCAACGTAACTGGTGGTGCTACTGAAACATTCGGCCTGATCGGCTCGATCTTCAACGGCAACCCTATCCGTTCTTTGGCATCCGTTATGAACACTACAAGCAAAGCAATTGACCTGCCAGTTCGTGCTGGTTCACACGCTGCACAGAACGCTGGTTCGACTAAGAACGTAGCTGACAACGGCAACGCATCGGTCGGCGTCACAACCCTGATCGTGCAGACCTTCAACGCACGCACAGACGTTACTATTGAAGCTGTTAACGACATCCCAGGCTTCGACCAGTTCTGGGCGCAGGATATGCTTGCTGAAGTTGCTTCCATCGAAGCTGCTGAGCATGTTGCTGAACTTGCCACCATGGACGCTGGTAAGGTTACCGCTTCTGCTTCTGTAGTTACTTGGGATGAGATCGTTGATCTTTACTACTCCATTGAGCCAGCATCACGTGTTGGTGGTTCGTTCATGTTCTCCAGCGAGATCATGGCACAGTTGCGCACTCTGTCCAACAGCGGCACAGGTTCTGAGCTTATGTTTGACCCACAACTTGGTGGCTTCCGCTTGTTCGGTGCACCAGTGTACGAAAACGGTTACATGGCCGCCCCTGCTGCTGACAAAATCACAGGTGCCTTTGGTGACTGGAAGCGTGGCCTTGTGATTGCACAGCGTGCTTCTGCTTCTGTTGGTCGCTATGACCAGACTGTTCCTGGTAAGTACGCTTACTATGCAGAAATGCGTTCGGGCATCTCCAACTGGGACAACTCAGCACTGAAGACACTTAAGATGGCTTCTGCTTAAACCTTAGCCTTGTTGGCCCCCGAGCATTGCGCTTGGGGGTCACCTCAACTGTAAGGAGAAAGCATGACTACTTATCAACTGGTAATGAACACAAGCAGACCCATTGTCACGGTTCCTGCCACCACATCACTTGTGACTGTAGCAGACCTAAAGACCCACCTTCTGTTGTTCGGTGATACTTCCTATGACACTGAGCTACAAGACATCCTTCTTACTGCTGAGGGCTTTATCTCTGACTTCCTAGATGATTATCTTGTTAGTACAACAGTGCGACAGAACCTATACGCCTTTGGTGATACTACGTTGCACCACAAGAACCCTACGAATGTTGTAGTATCCTATTGGGACACAAACAACACAGCACAAGTATGGGCATCTAGTAACTACGTTATTGACACGTCTGATGTTTACCCTACGATCCTCTTTAGTGCTAACCCTACTGGGCAGTCCACTAAGTTTGCTAACAAGGGCTACATTACCTACGACACAGCTTTAACACCAATCCCAGCTAAGATTAAACATGTAGTCCTTTTAGTAGCTGCTGAACTGTTCGAGAACCGTAACAACTCCACAGATAAAAAGATGGAGAAGGTACAGCTTACAGCTATGAGACTGATGCAATCTATTAGGGGGTGGTAGTATGCTAACATTCCCAAAGAAGGCTGAGTTCTACACTAAGTCTGACACCTATAATGACTATGGTGAACCTATCTCTACTGGTGCACTT